AGCAGCAGGTTAATAGCTGATGATAGGTGGGTGGGGACACCCCCCACCCCTATTCTAATCTAGGAGATTTGTATGACGATTCAAAATAAGCTTATTTCTTTAGGCATGTGGGGAGAAATGGCTGAGCAAGTTGTTATGGGTGATGTTGTCACCGGCTTAACCGCCGCTGGCTCAACTCAAGCAGATGCTTTGGCTATTTCCGCCGATGCTAATATTTTTGGTACTGTAGCATCTGGTACTGGCGCTGTTTTGGCTATTCCTGCCGGTGCTCGTGTTATTGTTCGTAACGGCGGCGCAAACGCTTTATTGGTTTATGCTCCTGTTGGCGGAACAATGAATGGTACTTCAAACGGTAGTTTATCTATCGCTACGACCAAAAATGCGTTGTTTGTATCAGCTGATGGTATTAACTGGTATTCGATTCTTTCAGCGTAATAAATAGAGGGGGTAATACCCCTCTTCCATATATAATAGGACTATGGGAACAATTACCGCTCAATCTATAATTAATAAAGCATCGATTCAGTTAACTGACATCGGCAATACCCGTTGGACTCGTGCTGAGTTGCTAGACTGGCTTAATCAAGGGCAAAAGCAAATTGTTGTTATGTCCCCTAGCGCAACCAATAAGGTTAGTGTAGTTCAGTTAGTTGCCGGTACTAGGCAGAATATTCCATCAGACGGATGGACTTTATTAGAACTTATTCGATACATGGGCACAAATGGCTCTACACCAGGGCGTGCAATTCGAGTAACTTCTAGAGAGCTTATTGATTCTTTTAGCCCAAACTGGCATGCAGCCGCAAAATCTGCAATGCCTAAGCATTACATTTTTGATCAGCAAGATCAAACTGTTTTTTACGTATACCCACCTAATAATGGGCAGGGACACGTACAAATCAACTACGCACCAGTACCTCCGATGATTACTTCGGAAAGTACTGCAATTTCTATCAGTGATACTTTTGAGCCTGTGTTATTAGATTACATTCTTTACAGAGCTTGCAGCAAAGACGCAGAGTATGCACCAGGACTACAACTTGCAGCTGGTTATCTACAAACGTTTATGGCTGCTATGCAGATTAAGCAGTCTTCTGAGCTGGCTAATAACCCAAATCAAAACTTCACTGCAAAAGACCCCAATAAACCAGGATCTGAGTCATGACCCAGGCATACGGTTTTTCCGTTTCTTACGATCAGTTTTTGCCTCGCGTACTGCAGTATGTACCTGATGCATCTGAATTTATTGCGATTGATGCAATTAAACAGGCTTGTATTGAGTTTTGTGAAAGAACTTACTATTGGCAATACACCATTCCAGCTATTAACATAGTAAATGGGCAAGCAAATTACGAAATTAATACCCCAGCAGACACTAAGCTGGTAGGCCCTATCCAGGCTTACTTTAATACGTTATTACTTATCCCTAAGAGCCCTGATGAATTAGCAGACATATACCGCATGGGAGCATGGGATCAGTTAGAGGGATCACCTCAGTATATTACTAGGACTATTAAACCAGAAGTTCTTTTAGTACCTATTCCATATATTACCCAGCCAGGGGCGTTGTATTTGAGAACCGCCCTAGCCCCGACTCAAGACTCTACAGAGATTGATTCTGAGATCTACGAACAGTGGGCAGAAGCTATTGCTTGGGGTGCCAGGGCTCGTTTATTGGCCCAACCACGGCAGGATTACACTGACAAAGCAGGGGCTATTGAAGCTGCTAAGATGTTTAATTACCATATCAGCAGAGCTAGAATCCAGATGAACAAGGGGCTCACACGAGCTTCTACAAGAACAGAATTCCAGAGGTGGGCATGAGCACTATAAAAATTGTACAAAACGACAATCTACCAGAAGTAACACTAACCCTTACCGACCGTAATACTGGTGACCCAATTGACCTTTCAGCGGCTACCACTACAGTAGTTGTTAAGTTTCGTGCACTTCAAGGCACTACAGTTTTATCTACCTTAACCTGTTCTAAAGTAGACCCAGTTAATGGAGTTGTTCGTTTTGGTTTTCCAGGGCCTACGCTAGATGTACCGCCAGGACAGTACCAAGGTGAAATTGAGATGAGCTTTAACGGCCAGATTTTGACGGCTTTTGATTTACTTAACTTTACTTTACGCGCTGATTTCTAATGGCATTTACATGTCTTAATCCTGATCAAGCGGTAAAAGTCGAGGTTTCTTATGTACAACCTACTTTTAGTGTCAGTTATTTAGACGTAAATATCTGTGCGGCTGTAACTTTCCCTGATATTTTAGGGGTAGAGGTAATAACCCCGACAGATGGAGTTAGTTTAACACCAATAAAAAATTTAGCAGATGCGCTAGATGCCCCTGTAGATGTAGTAACTTATGCAGTTGGCAAAGCAATAGCAGAATCGGTAACTTTAGTTGAAGCAGTTCAAGTATTTAAAGTATACATACGTAACTTTACTGAAGTACTTAATGCTCCTGATGCAGCTGTTTTAACTATTCAACCACCAGCACAGCAGGATTTAGCGACAGTTTCTGACTCTGATGCTTTAGATGTAACTAAAAACTTGTCTGAAAGCATAGGCCTTCAAGACATGATGGATGGAAATATTCAGTACTTACTTATTAAGGTACTAAACGAGGCATTAGCGGTATCTGATACGCAAACAGTTGTTTTTGCGGCAAATAAGTCGGATAATGCGGTATTATCTAGTAGTGGCAGTTTGCTCATGCAAGACTACTGCGATATAACCTATTTTTTAGAAGATTATGTGGGACAAGCCCGCACATTTACGTAAGGAGCTGTAATGAACGCAACTGAAAACTTAAAAGCCTCCGGCTCCTTGCGAGTCGTTGTTACCGGTGCCGATGGCAAGGTAAAAGAGGAACACAATTTTAGAAACCTAGTTGTTACCGTTGGTAAGAACTTTGTCGCTTCTCGCATGGTTGGCGCTACTGCTAACGTCATGAGTCATATGGCCGTTGGATCAGGAACAACAGCAGCAGCACCTGGAGATACTGCTCTTGGATCTGAATTAGGTCGTGTAGCTTTGGCTACTTCAACAGCAACTACTAACGTGGTATCTTACACTGCGACTTTCCCAGCAGGTACAGGTACTGGTGCTGTTACTGAAGCAGGTATTTTTAATGCCTCTTCTGCCGGAACTATGCTTTGCCGTACAGTATTTTCTGTAGTAAATAAAGGTGTAGATGACGCCTTAAGTGTCACCTGGACCATTACAATATCGTAAGCAATAAACGGATAAAGGGGTAGATTTTGACTACCATTGTTACTCGTGCTGGTAAAGGATCGCCGTTAACTAATAACGAGGTCGATACCAACTTTACAAATCTTAATGACGCTAAGATTGAAACTCTTACGTCTAATAATGGCTCTATTGTTATTACAGGTACGGGGTCAACTCGTAATTTAAGTATTACTGGTAGCACTGCAGGTGGTGGCGGTGCGTCTGTTTCGTATTACCTAAACGGTAGCGTAAATCAGGGTACTATACTCGGCAATACTTATTACGAAATGAGTAAATCGCCTATATTTGGAGCAGGTACAGATTTTACTATTAACGCTGACGGATATATTGCTCAGTTTATTACCGACGCTGCTGACCCTTCTTTACTAAACATACCTGCTGGTAACTGGAACATGGAGATGTACTTTAGTGCATCTGCTGCGGGCGGCACACCTGCGTTTTATTTAGAACTTTATAAATACAACGGTACAACATTTACTTTAATTGCAAGTGGGTCTACAAACCCCGAAGGTATTACAGGTGGTACGTCTACCGATTTGTATATAACTTCTTTGGGTGTACCCCAGACTACTTTAGCTGTAACCGACCGTTTAGCCATTAGGGTATATGTAATTCATAGTGGTAGAACAATTACTTTACACACAGAAAATAGTAATTTATGCCAGATTATTACTACATTTTCTACCGGTCTTAATGCTCTAAACGGCCTAACTGCTCAAGTTCAAGGCTTTGCAACAGGTACAGCAGGTACAGACTTTAATATCTCAAGCGTTACAGATGTCCATACCTTTAACCTTCCATCAGCTTCGGCTACTAGCCGCGGGCTTTTAACATCTGCAAACTGGACTAGTGCCTTTGCTTCACAAACTGCTAATACTTTTTATGCATCGCCCAACGGAAGCAGTGGAACTCCATCATTTAGATCAATTGTTGTAGCAGATTTAGCAACTGTAAACGCTAATACTGGCTCTTTTGGTTCGTCTACGGCTGTTCCAGTTATCACGGTAAACGATAAAGGCTTAATTACTGCGGTTTCAACTGCAGCGGTTTCTGGCTCTATATCAGTTACTGGCGGGGATTTAACCCTGTCTGGCAATACCGGTACGGCGATTACAAATGCAACCCTCGCCACGGTAAACTCTAACGTAGGGTCATTTGGCTCATCAACTGACATTCCTGTTGTAACTGTAAATGCTAAAGGCTTAGTAACGGCTGTATCTACTGCAAGCGTACAAGGTGGAGCATCTTTAAGTAACGATACGTCAACAGCAACTAACTTATATCCGTTATTTGCAGCCGCTACATCAGGCACCCCAACTACAATTTATACAAGTAACGCTAAATACCTCTATAAACCTAGTACAGGGGATTTACAAGCTACGGCAATGGTTTCTAGCAACGGTTTAACCGTAAATAGTAATACTGTGTCCACAAGCTATTCAATTCCTGCAGGTAGTTCTGCTATGTCAGCCGGTCCTATGACCGTGGCTAGTGGTGTTAGTGTGACTGTCCCCAGTGGGTCAAGATGGGTTATATTATGACCAAATTTCATATAAAATCAGCGCATTAGGAGAGATTAATGCCAGCCCAGTTTAGAAATAACGCAACAGGTACGCTAGCCGCTAGTATACTTAGCTCGGCTACTACTATTGTTTTATCCTCAACTCAGGGTGCCCTTTTCCCAACTTTATCTGCTGGGCAATATTTCTACGGCACTTTATTCAATACTGCAGGTAACTACGAAATAGTAAAAGTAACCGCTAGAGCTGGGGATAACTTAACAGTCGTTAGAGCACAAGAAGGCACAACTGCTTTAGGCTTTAGTGCTGGCGATGGATTTGCTCAAAGGCTTACTTCAGCTAGTTTAAATAACTTTAGCCAGCTGGACGCGGATAGTACTTTTACCGGAAATAACACTTTTACCGGAAATAACACTTTTAGTGGTACGACAAACGTTGCTGGAATTTCTGCAAGTGGAGCAGCGACGTTAACAACTTTAACAGCTTCTGGTAACTCACAGTTTAATGGTACTGGTGCCCTAAAAATCCCAGTCGGAACTACAGTTCAGCAACCTACTCCAGCCGTGGGTATGGTGCGGTTTAATACCACAGATACTCAATTTGAAGGATATAATGGTACTCAATGGTCATCTATTGGTGGAGCCCAAGCTGGTGGTGCGGTGTACGAAAATAAGCAATCAATTAGCGCAAACTATACAATGACTACGAATTACAATGGTGAAAGCGTTGGACCCATCACCGTGGCTAGTGGCGTAACAGTAACTATTCCTAGCGGTAGCCGTTGGGTTAT